TCTACCTACTTACCCTGCCCATGCAGCAGCTTGCGCCCATGGCTGGGCTTGCTGCGGGCGCCGTTGCCTTGCCGGGTGAGCTTCGGCTTACCCGGCTGGTGCTGCACTGAGGCGGTGCCGGTTTTAGCGCGGACGGTCATGAGCGTGCTGCGGTGTGACGTCTAGGTGTACGGCTAATCTAAGGCGGCGCGGCTTAGCCCTCGTAGATGATGTTGAGGGAGCCAGCGTCGAATGTGTCGCTGCCGTTGGTGCTGGTGATCCGCACGCGGTCGAGGACGTCGGTAAGCGTTTTCGTGCCACCGGCGATCACGACGGAAGCGGTGGCGTCTGTGCGGCCTCCGGCCATGGAAGCGATCCAGATGTTGCCGCTGATGTTGTGGATCGTCATAGCTCCGCCGATCCCGGCGGTGGCCAGGCCGGCGCGAACGACGAAGCCAGTGGTTGAGGTCGCGGCGCTGGCATCGACGGCGGTGCCGGCAAAGGACGAAGAGCTGGCGTAGCCGGTGTTGATGATGCCGGTGCTTATGCCGAGCTGGACCAGGAGGTCGGCTGTACCAGACAGCGAGACGGCGTTGAACAGCACGCTTATGCGCTTCACCCAGCTCGGGATGGTGGTGAAGTCGATGGTGGTGCCGCTTGTGCTGGCGACAGCGGTGGCGCGGACGATGCGGGCGCGGTCAACGAAGCTCTGGACGCCAGCGCCGTCGGTTGCCAAGACCTGATCGGCGCTGCCGGCGGCTGCGGGCGCTACGACTAGGCCGAGGTTTGCGGTGGCCAGGGTGCCGACTGTTACCCAGTCGCTATTAGCGGCGTTGCGGAGTTTGAGCAGGCCAGTCGTGGTGTCGGGCCACCACTGGTAGGCGTAGGTGGTAGCGGGGGTGGTCGCGCCACTGTTGTTGGTGACGATGGCGCTAAGTGCGCTGTTCAGGTCGGCGCGAACTGCGGCGCCGCTGGCGTTGGCAATTACGTAGTCGTGCTGAGCCATTGACTTAGATCCTCCTGCCGTGACCGACAGACGTGTGGGTGAACTGGCGGCTTACGAGGTCACCCCCGCTATTGAAGAATGCTACTTGGTAAGTGGTGCTGGTAACGCTGGACAGCGTGAAGTAATCACCTGTAGCCATGTTGAGTGGAGCGATGTTTACAGCGGGTATGTCGTAAAACGCATCGGTGAAGGTAACTGTGAAGGTGCTTAGAGAGTCGATTGAAGCTAAGGCGTCAAAGTCGCCGCCAAGGGCTAGGCCGTCCCAGCCCGCATCACTAGGCAGGACAGCGGAGCGCTCGATGCGCTGCTGCAGCTCGGTGATGGCACCAACTTGGTTGATGATGATGTTCTGGCTTACCTGTTCGCTGAAGGCCGCTGCTTTGAATTGGAAGCCGCGGCCGCGGAGCATGTTGTTGGTGCAGATGCGCCATTCGCCCCAGGTGGGGGCTCCGGCGGGGTCGTCGGGGGTGCTGCGGACGTAGAGGAGCACGTTGGTGTCGGTTACGTCGGTGCCGTCCAAGTCGCCCCAGGTGTCCAGGTCGCCGAGGTTGTCGTCGAACAGGGCAGCGACGTTGAAGGGCAGTACGGCCAAGCGGCGGGTCAGGTTGGCGTCGTAGACGGCACCGAGATCGACAGAGGCTGCAAATAGGTACTCACCGCTGGTATTGACGCCGCCTAGGGAGTCGAGCGTACCGAGGGCGTCGAAGTCGTTGTCGGTGGCGAGGGCGTCGAAGAGCGTGCCACCGTTAATGGTTAGGCCGCCGCGCTCGGCGCTGTAGTAGAGGCCGCTGGCGGTGCCGGTAAATCCGGTGGAGTCTTCGGCTATGGAGGAAACGACGAGACGGGGGTGGGGGCGTGGTAGGTCGACCGCGGTAGTGGAGACACCGGAGGAGCGGATGCCGTCGCTGGTGGTGAACTTGAGGAGGTAGGTGCCCTGCAAGAGCGGGACGATGGTTGCGTTCTGGGCGCCGGAGGCGTTCGGCACTATTTGGGTGCTTGCTTCCCACGAAGCGCCGGCCGTTACGGGTTGGTGCCGGATGATTACGGCGCCGCCCAACGTGATATTGACGTCTGCGACTGCGTTCCAGCTGAGCAGGCCGGTGGTTTCGTCGATGGGCGTGATCGAGGCGCCAACGACGTTGGGCGGAACGGTGACTTGAGTAGAGACGATCTGTTGGAGGCTTGTTACGCCTGACCGCACACCCAGGCCATTTATCGAGACGATCTCGATTTCGTATGTACCCGGCTCGGGGTTGAATATTTCGGCCCCTGGTGCGGTCGTCTTGAATGTTTCCCAGTTGTAACTCATTAGTCTATTAACCTGTAACGGACTTCGTACTCGGTGGCTTCGGGATCACCTTGCCAGTCTATTACTAGCTTGTTCTGCAGCTGTCCATCGGATTCGTAGCTAGCAACGGTGGTGCGAGCATTTGTAGGATCTGTTGGCTCGGCTACTGTTAGCGGTAGGTAGGTTTTGCGTACGAGCGAGCGTCCCCTTTCGATGTAGTTGTATTTACTGGAGTTGTATGCTAGGGCGTTAATTGAGTATTCGGTGCCGTTCTGTTCTTGGACGCCGAGTATGCGCCAGGTAGTGGAGGACATACTGCCGTCGTTGTAGATAAATACACCGCCGACTAAGGGAGCTACAGCAAATGTTCCTGAAATAGTTATCTTAGGGCCACTTACGCTAGTTACTGTTTTAGTGGCGACGGTGCCATCTGTTAGTGCTACAAGTATTTGGGGGGAGCTGCCTACGGGGAGATTGGTGGCGGCAACTTCGTCAACTACTACGTAGTTGCTGCCGGCGGCTGTGATACGGCCGCCTCTGCGGGCACCGGAGCGCACGGGGTCCGAGATGGCGACGATCATGCCAGGGCGGACGGCTATACCAGCGTCCATGGATGCCTTGAACGTGACTGTTTCATTTTCGTACTGCTCGGTGTAAAGCAGCCACTCGCCTAGGCGGTAGGCCTGGCTGGGGCTAGTGCAGGCAAACGCCGTTATCTCCGCTGTTACTACGCCGAAACGAGCAATCGCTTCGGGGTCTTCTACGGATACGTAGGCCACTTCTTGGTTTGCCGTGTCTAGGTAGCCGACCACAGCTACGGTGTGGCGCGTTTTTAGACTGCTGCCGGTGTACTGGAAGCCTTCTTCAGTGACGTTTGTTTGGTTGAATAGGTACACAGGGTCGCTAGGGCGATCCTGCGAAATCATTAGGGAGCCTGCGCTCCAGTAGGGCATGGCTCTGAATACTGAGCACATATCGTTGATTAGCTTGTAGGCTTCCGTGATGTTTTGGATAGATATGTTGCAGGAAAAGCGAGGCTCTGTTCCGCCTAGGCCGTCGTCTACAAGCTCGTTGCAGTAGACGCTCGCTTGGTAGAAGCTGAACTTGTCTAGGTCGCGGGTAGCTAGGTTGAAGCCGTAGCGGCAGTTTGTAAGTAGATCCCAGAGGCACCAAGCGGGGTCGGAGCACCATACGGCGGCCTGGAACGTACCATCCCAGACTCCGCTGTACTCCAGCCTGCCGTCTTTGTTCCTTACGGTGGCGTTATCTGGGATGCGTACTTTTAGTCCGCGAACGCGATAAGAGCGCAGGGGGATGCTGCTGAAGTCCTTAGCGTTTAGCTGTAGGCCGACAAGTGCTGAGTTGGGGTAGGTCAGCTTGGCGTCGGTTATTTCGGTGTAGCTTGTCCAGCTGAATGCGTTTTGCGTCTTAGCGTCGGGCGCGTCCTTGGTTTCGCGCTGGACACGAATTTCTACGGGGAACTCGCCGTTCAGTCTGATGCCGTGGCTGCGTTGGTAGGCATCTCCTGTGCGCCCTTTTATTGTCTTGTCTATTACGGTCGTGTAGCCGCCTCCGTTGTAGGCCACCCTAATTAGGTAGTTGACCTCGCTGCCTTTAATGTCGCCTTTTTTGGTTACTCGCTGCAGTGCGGAAAAGGTCAGCGTTACTCTTACTCTGTCGACGTCTGTGTCGGTTATTGTGCGCGTAACTGGCTCGTTTTTGAGTACAGGGAGGCCTACCCCTTGCTCGTTCTTTACTCTGCTAAAGCCTTTAATGTGTGACTGGTTTTGAGTACCTAGGCGCACGCCTACTGAAACATCTCTAAAGTTAAAGTCGCGTTTCTTGGGGTCTTTATTACTTGCTGATTCTCGTAAGATGGGGGTCTTGTTGAAGTATATGTCTTTAAGCCTTGCATTCTTATACTCTGTGGTGCCTTTTGCAAACTTGCGAGCAGATGGCCAGCCTTCTATTTCGCCCTCGCCTATAAGATCCAAAATTTTGACGAAAGCAGTTGAGTTGAGTGAGTCATCCGCTGTAATGGGCGTGTAGGAACCGCCGCCTCCTTTGCCCCCGCCTGTTGCACCAGCCACAAACCCTGGTCCGAGGCCGGCGTTGTGAACGCGGACCCCTCCAGCTAGGAAGGTGTGGTGGCCCTCGACTGTGAGGTTGTAGACGGTGCCTAGGGGTAGGGGCTCGCGGCTAACTATGGGGCGGAGGTGGCCGTTCTCGTCTACAAGGCAGTCATCGTCGCCTAGGGTGCCGATCTCTACGAAGGCGTTGAATTGGTTTAGTACCCAGTGATTGGGCGTGGCATCTAGGTGCGTTCCACCCCAAAGGCAGTAGCGGACTACTTGCTGGTTTTCGTGGACGTGTAGTTTTAAGATTGCGGCTTCGTGGAAGCTGCCGCGGTCGTCAAAGCTAAGCACCAAGTCGCCTTGCTGCAGTGTGTCTATGCGCTGCTCGCCGTGGGGGGTGCGTACCAGGGTGTGGCCGAGGAAGCAGCCGCCTGTCGAGCCGACAATTTGAGGGGTCATTCAGCTTCTGCCTCTTCGTCTTCTTCTTCTTGTGATTCAACGTCTTCGACTGTAGTGCCAGCGCTAATTGTGATGCTGCCTACTACCACTTCACCGTAGATTATTGGGATGGGTAAGCCTGAGCGGCTAGTGTTTTGGATACCGGAAAAGCTGTAGCTATTGGCCTTAGGGTCTTTTTCGCCCCCTGGATTAAGGTTGGCGTTAGGTACTGGGGATATTAGCTCTGCGACGCCGCCTAGGACCAGGCTGGCGCCGATGCCTAAGAGAATGGGGGATAGGGCTACGCCGAATAGAGCTACGCCTGGAATAAAGAACGATGCTGCGATTAGAATTACGCCTAGGACAGCTCTAAAAATGCCACCGCTACCTACAATTACGGGGGTAAGCGATATGACTTCTCCATCGCCTACCGGGTAGTGTAGTTCGTGCTCGGTTAGTACGTGTTTTCCTGTACTTACTCGGTAGTGCTGGTCCGCCATGTGGCGTTCCAGGTGAGGGAAGTTGCTAACTAGGAAGCGGACTGCTTCGGCGACACTTTCTACCTCTGCGCGGAAGACGCGCTGCCCCAGCTCTTTGGCGAGCTGCCCGTAGACCTTTATGGTCTTCATGGTGAGATGGACTGGAGCTTAGCCCAATCGTAATGCCTGAGCGTCTTGCCGGTGCATTTCTGCAGCCAGCCCCCGTAGATGTCGCGGCTGCTGAGACGGCCGCGGATGTGGTGGAGGATTAGGCCGTCGCCTATGTAGACGGCGCAGTGGTCGAGGCCTTTGCCGGCGATTCGCATGAGGAGGGCGTCTCCGCGCTGGAGCGGTTCCTCTTCGGGGAGGCGGGTGAAGCCGGCGCTTGCCCAACAGTCCTCGAACATGGGGGCCGCCACGAAATCTGCGGCGTTGACCGGGCGCTGCCAATCGGGCAGGAGTACGCCGTTCTCGGTGTACCAGTCGCGCACCAAAGTCCAGCAGTCCGCTACGGCCCAGGTGTACTGGCGGCCAATGAGGGGAGCTTTGTAGCCGCAGGGGGCTAGTTCGGCCCAGGTGTTCAAGCGGGGGTTGCAGATGTGCCAGGCGAGGCCGGAAGATTCGCAGGCAGTGCGGTCGGCTTCGCTGGGGGTGGGGGAGCTTTTGGGGTGGCTGTGGAATATGGCGGTGATCTCGCCTAGGTCTTCGGCGGCGGCGTAGTCGTCGGGGTCGAGGACGAACATCTCGTTGGGGCTGGCCGAGAGGTTGCGGCAGGGGATGTAGCGTTCGCGGCCTTTGACGACGACTACTAGGCCGCAGGCTTCGCGTGGGAGTTCCTGCAGCGCGTGTTCCAGCGCTTGAGCGCGGCTTGTCTCGTTCATCAGAAGGCGTACTGGCCTATGCCGGGGAAGGAGCCAAAGGGCAGCGAGCCGTTTTCGCCGAAGCGGGCTTCACAGCTAGTTAGGCGCTTGCCGCATACATCGCCGGCCTCGTTTGTGGGATTGTCGTTTTCGTCGAAGTGGTTGTTGCCGGTGTAGCTGCATTCGGCGGATCGGTAGCGCCACTGGCAGATGTTGTTTATGGTTTGGCGCTTGGGGGCGCGGACGCCGGCTAGGTCTAGGACGCTGACCATTTCAAACTCGACGAGTTCGCTCGTTTCGCCCGATTTGCGGTCCACGAAGTAGACCTCTTCGGGGAGGGAAGCGGTGGGGTCGGGGGTGCCGAAGGGGTTTGTGTTGCCCTCGAAGTTCGTGGCGTCGAGGAAGCGGGCCAGGGTACGGATGCGGACCACGCGAGCACCCGCGAGGTCGGCGCTGTAGGAGAACGCAGCGAGTTCGAGGAGGACGGCGGTGATGGTTCCGTCGACGTTGGCGATGCGGATTTTGGGGCGAGGCATCGAGCCGTTGCCGGTGTACTCGAAGCCCTCGGCCTCGACGGGCCAGGCGTAGTAGGTGTTGCCGGCCCAGACGACGTGGCCCGTGATTTGCTTGGCGTTGACGCCAGCGTGGAAGCGGTAGACCTCGCAGACACCGTGGATGCGGGTGCAGGTCGTGACCTCGTACAGCTCGATGATTGAGCTGGGGTTGAGTGTGGCTAGTTCTTCGCGGACTGCGGTGGTTATGGTCATGGCTTACCAACGGCCATCAGGGCACTTCATGTATGGTATGCGGGCTTTGAGCTGCATGTAGCACCCGCATAGGCGGCAACGGTGTGTGGCCAGGTTGTAGTGGGGGCAGGCGGCGCATATGGCGAGGCGTTTTGAGGGGGGCATACGTGGGGCGGTTTCTTTCGTCATGGCGTAGCGTTTGCTGGGCCAAGGAAGGTCTGCGAGCCAGGTAACCCGCCGGAACTCAGTCCAGGGAAGAATCGGCCTTGATCTGTGATGTCGTCGCCTATTACTCCAAGGCCCGTAACGTTCTCCCTAAGTTCGATTTTGGTGATAGACAATGTCTGCCCGACTTCAAAGCTACTATCTG